CGTATCACTCCTTCATTGGAGAAGTGGAGGCGTTGCACACCACCACGATACGCCGCCTTACCCCGTCATGCCGTCACCAAATTCTTACCATAGCTCAAAGTGACGTGGACTAGTCCAGGTCGTACTTCCGCGGACGTGGGTGTCGCGAGCTGAACGAAAGAGGAAGCCGAGGATTGGCCAAGTCCCAACCCGACCGCACCGACCCGCCGCCGCTCGACGAAGTTGTGCCGTTTGACGCATTGCCGGAGGTTCGGGAGGTCGCCGAGTTACGCGCACTGCTGAGTGGTGGCGTGACGCGCATTAATCTTGAGATCCTGATCCAGAGACTTCAATACGGCATTCGGCACTTTCCGAGCTCGCCAACCCGCCGCGAAGACTCCGAACAATTGCTGGCGAGGAAGGCGGGCGAACTCGCCGCGCTTGGTGGCCCGGTCGATATCCTGCCGCTGGTTGCGAAAGCGATCGAGATCTCGAAGAGTGATCAGATCTTCGAGCTAACGCCAAACAATCGCCGCGCGGATCTTGAACGCGCCCTGCCGATCGTCGAGGACGCGGCCGGCATTATCAAAACCCAGCACGAGATGCTGCGCTCCGATCGTTCTCGCGACGTCGCCGAGGCGCTGAAGCCGCAGCATGGCAAACTGCTCGTCGAGATGTATCGGGCGTCACAAATTTTATCGGTCGTCGGCGAGCGCGAGCGCGCCTTTCGCGCCAGACTACAAGAGCTCGGCTACGCTGTGCCTTCGGATTTATTGCCGATGCCGGCGACGCTGGGTGCAGTTCTGACTTTGGGCGTCGAACACCAGCAGGCCTCGCAATTGGCGGCTTTCAGACGATTCCTTGAAGGTAGGGGGCTTCTGTGAGATCCGTCACTGTTTCTCGTCCATTCAGTGGCGGGTACTGGCGGCCCGGCTATTCGCGGAACTGCTTATCCGTCGCTGGAGTGGCCGGGCCGCCTTTTATGCAGTCAGTGAGGAGGTGAAATTTTGGCAGTGCCGTCAACGCCCTCAACCGGATCTCGTGCAACATATTTTCCGGCGCAGCCGCCGCCATTCGCTAACCCCAACGCCGTTGCGCCGGGCGGCCCAACGCTTCTGGCAGGCGCGTTTGGAACGCCGCCGCAACCGCTGCCGGTGGTCGATATGCCAATATTGAGCCCCGCGGGACTTCCGGCAATCGTCATTCGGGCCGGTACTGGCGCGAGCCCTGATTTTGCTGGCACCTTGCTTCTGGTTTTTGATCAGAACGGCGTTGTGTACACGAGATCTAATGTGATCTCGACAACGACATGGACTGGCTTAGGGTCGCCGCCGACTGTGGCGCACTGGGCGTTGGTCGACGCACTATCTTGACGACGGTGGCCCCTACAATGGCCGGCTATACGAATTACATCAAAGAAGCGCTTTGGCATTGTAAAGAATGCGTGAAGTCGCTTCGCCGGGCGGCTGACGCTATCGGCTGCGATCTCGACGCTGGGCCGCTCATCGCGCCCAGGCCCAATAACGAGGACCAGGCCAATAAGCTCATGCTCCGGCTGTTCCGCGGGTCGAGGCACTGAATATGGAGGTCCGCCACGCCGCAATTCGCGCGAAGTTTCTCAGCGGCACTGTAGGTGACAGGGAAATTCGGGTCGTCGCGTCTGACGGCACGCCCGACAGAATGTCCGATATTCTCGAACCCCGAGGGGCCCATCTCGATAACTACCGCCGCAACCCGATAGTTTTAAACCAACACCGCAATGACGAGCCTGTCGGCGTCTGTCCGGATATCGCGGTCAGAGGCGATCGCGTCGAGGCTTTGATCCGGTTCCCAAATGCCGGCGTGAATGCTCGTGCTGATGAGGTCTGCGCGCTCTGTAAGTCTGGTGTTCTCTCTGCGGTAAGCGTGGGTTTTCTGCCTATAGCCTTCGAACCAATCAGCAATTCAAGTTATGGACTGCGTTATACCGAGTGGGAGATGCTTGAGCTCTCGATCGTTTCTGTGCCCGCCAATCCTGCAGCCCTGGTAATCGAGCGCGGCTGGCGTGGGGGCAATGCCCTAGGTGCATCTGGGGCATTTGGGCGCCGCGTGCCGACGACAGCGGACTACGCTGGGTCATTTTCTCAGCGGCAAGCCCAGCTCAAGCACGCGCACCCGGAGATCGAGCGCGCCGAGGCCCAACACGAACTGGACCTTGCTCTCGCCACGGCCGATACCGCTACATTCGAGGGTAGGAAGGCCGTCGCAACCGCGCTGCAGCGATATGGCCAGAGGAGGGGCTGGCGCCGGTAATGTTGGGCTGGCTTTCCAAACTCACGAGCTATTTTCGCCGTAACGCCGTGGTCGGTTCAGAGCTCGGCTTCGGATTGTGGTCCGGTGGTCGCAGCACAGCGGGAATCCCGGTCAACTTCTTTTCCGCCTTGCAGCACACGCCGGTGATGGCGTGTGTGTCGATCCTCGCTGAAGACGTTGCGAAGCTTCCTATCCTGATGTACCGGCGCCTGCCCAACGGCGGAAAATTCCAAGTGAAGGATCACTATCTCGCCCGACTGCTGAAAAAGCCGAACGGCTGGCAAACTCGCATTGAATTCATGCAGCAGATGATGTCGTATCTCGTGCTGCGCGGCAACGCCTTCGCGCCGATCATACGCAATGCACGAGGTGAATCCGAGCAGTTGGTGCCGATACATCCCGACCGTGTGACATTGTTCGAAGCGCCCGGTGGCGAATATTTTTGGTACGTGAGTCGGCAAGGGCTGCATGAGATGGCAGTACTGTCGAGCCTGCCGATCATGATCCACAACGAGGATGTTTTTCACGTCCGGTGGCTCTCGACATCGCATTCCCTACTCGGGACCAGTCGCATCAGTCTGATGCGCGAAAGCATCGGGCTCTCAATGTCCATGGAGCAGCATGCAGCTGGGGTGATGGGTCGAGGCGCTCGCCCTGGCGGCGTACTGCAGACGGATTGCAAGCTCGGCAAGGAAGCCGGCGACAACATTCGGGCGATGTGGCAAGAGGCCCATGGCGGTTACCAGAACGCGGGCAAAACGGCGGTTTTAGAGGAAGGTCTGAAGTTCGAGCAAATTCAGATGGACATGGCCAGCACTCAGTTTACCGAGCAGCGCACATTCCAGCTCGAGGACATCGCCCGCGCACTGAGGGTCCCGCGCCATAAGATCGGATTGCCGGTCGAGGGCGAGGCGTCCGGGTTGGCAGAATACGATCAGCAATATTGGAACGACACGATCTCCGGCTACTGTGATCTGTTCATTCCGAAGTTCGAAGAGCTCGGCGGTCTCGACGGCGAAGATTTCTTCGTTCAATTTGACTATGAGCACTTATTGCAGACTGACATCGCTACTCGCTACGAGGCCTATCGCATCGGCATCGCCGGAATGATCGTCACCCCCAACGAGGTCCGCAGGAAGGAAGGCCTGCCGGATATCGAGGGCGGAGACACATTGTTCCGTCCCGCGAACCTGGTGCCGATCGACACGCCGGTTGCGGCGACCAAGCCGACCGGTGGGCTCGGCAGCGATGCGACGGGAGAGCCGGCGCCGGGCGGTGATGGTGGGGCGCCGCGGCTCAATGGGAAGCGGGCTCGGTTGCTGAGGCTGAACGGGGGTCGCGGGTGATGGCCCGCTCAATTCGTGGGCGAGCACCACCCGGAAGACTGCACCGCGAGGCTCGGGACAGCGCGGTTCGGCTGCAGCATGTTTTCGGTCTCATCCAGCGCTGGATCGAGGACCTCGATCTGCCCGAGGACCAGGACCGGCTAACCGGCGCTGCGGTCGCGCTGCTGCGTGTCGAACGGGAAGCGCAGCGTCAGTTCCCGGGACTAACCCGGTGACCGTGAGGTGAAATTATGACGGACAGCATCACACTTCCTGACGTAACAGTTGAGGCGAAACCATCATCACCGACACCGGCGCGCCAACTGCCGCCGGGCTCATCGGATCAAAATGAGCTCACCATCGCACTGACACCCGCCAACGCGAGCCGCCCGGTCATACTCAGCGGCTGGCAGCGGTTCCGCGCCAGGCGGTCGATTGAGCATACCCCTTCGCAGCTGGTGGTCGAAACGACCGAGCGGTTTCCTAGCTCGATCGCCGAAGCCACTACACCGTTCTCCAAGGCCACTGTCAAAATCGGCCAAGATCAGATCATGGGGTGCTATATCGACTTGGTGGAGCCGCATATCGACAAAAGCCGACATGAGGTCACCATTGCCGCGCGGAGTTGGTCGCAGGATCTGGTTGACTGTATGGTCGCCACCGACAAGATGAAAACTTGGGTCATCCGCGACGCAACGCTCGGCGCGGCGGTAAAGCGGCTCGCCGCTCCCTACAATATCCCGGTAACCGTGATTGGCGAAGATCCAAAGCTCAACCAGCCCGGACAGGATGTAGTGCACATCAATCCGGGCAACACGAATTGGCAGGTGATCGAGTGGCTGGGTTCTGTTACCGAAAGGCTGATTTATGACGGAACCGACGGCGGCATCATCATCTCAGTGGTCGGCACCGAGCGTAGCGCTTGCGCACTGATCCAGGGTCAGAATATTGAGTTTGGTTCTGCTCGCCTGAGCGCTGATCAACGCTATTCCGTAATTACCGTCGCTGCACAGGCGGTAATTCTGGACGCCAGCAATTCGCCGGTTCTCTCGCTGAAGCAGGACTCGCTGGACCCGCGGGTCCCGCGATATCGGAATTTGCTAATGGTCCTAGATTTGGATGGGGCGAACGCCAAGTGGGCGCAACAGCGTGCGGATTGGGAAGTTGCGCGCCGCTACGGGCGCAGCCGCGAAATTCGGATTGTCGTTTCTGGCTTTCGGACGTCACGCGGTGGGGCGCTCTGGGACATTAACAAAGTGGTGCAGGTCGACGCTCCCGCCCTGAAGGTCAGCAAAGAGGACATGATTGTCGCTGGCGTGACTTTTATTCGTGACGATGCTGGCACTCGCACTGAGTTGGTTTGCATGCCGGCCGATGGGTTGAGGCCGCCGCCGCATCATTTCCTTGCGCCGGTAGCAGTGACGCCGCAGGATCAGCAAAAGATCGACGCTGCCGCCGGCACACCGACCACCGATCAGATTGTTGGCAAGGGCGGCACTTGAGCGAGGCTCCGAACGCAAGTAACCCCGACCGCCGGCGGGCGAGCTTTCCTACCCCAGCGGCCAGCGCCGGCGAGGCTGGGCGCGAGGGGAGCGGCGGGGGCCGGGAGGCGGATAGATTGTGGACGCGCGTGGGTGATCGGCGATGACCGAACATACAAAAGGACGGGTGGATTTCTCCCGCCTGGCAATTACCATCAAAAATAGCCTGTTCAGCCCTTTGGAGGCGCGCTGTCAGGAGGGGATTGAGAGCTCTGAAGCGCTTGCAGCGCATCTCGAAAAATTGCGCCGACCATATCGCGGGCCTGCCCAATTACGGCTTTCTCCGGCAGAGTCTCCTTCGGATCGAGACGCGCTATAACACGATCATAGAGAGTTGATACATAACCGGAGGGGTCTTCTTGAAGGCGCGCTACATCGACAAGCAACTCTCGAGCGAGGTGCTTTGCTGCCATAGCGTCCGCCTGGGAGACGACTATGCTCTCCGCAAGCGTTTGTAGTGTTTGTAGGATGGCCTCAAGATCTTCATCCGACATCAATTTTCACTCCCTTGGGTTGGCTTGGCAGCTCCCCAGGGTAGCGAAGCGAGGGCCGGGCGTCACCGTTCGGCCTTCGCTAATTTTCGATCTTTGGGCTTCGCGAAATTGCGGTGCGTACGGGCAA